AATCTCAGCTCAAGGTGGATGGAAAGATCTAAAAGTATTGAAAAGATACACTCATATTTCAGCTGAGCATTTAGCTAAGAAGATTAATTAGATTTTTTACCCCAAAAATCTGGCCATCCCTTCCAAGTTTTTTTTCTTCTATAAACAGCTGGAGGCATTAAAGGCATTTTTGGATCTTTTTTGAAATTAAATCTTTTTCTAAAATCTTTTAAATTTAAAAATTTATATTTTTTGACTACTGATTTAGCTTCTTCATAAGAATAGTAAGGTATTAAATTTAAAAAATCATTCCATCCTTTCCATTTTTTTTTATAAACTCGATTGGGGTATGCAGGGATATCTTTAGGAAGTTTACCACTCTTTGTAAATCTTAACCAATCAGCTTTTGATTTTAAATTTAATTTTATTGCGAATATTTTTGCTGATTTAAAGTTTCTAAATTTCGTAAATTGATTAGATTGTTCAGGGGATCCAATGAAATTAGCTAATCCTTTCCATTCTTTTTTGTAAATTTTATCTGGAGATTTGGGTATATCATAAGGAAAATCTTTGGAATTTTTATATTTTTTCCATTCTTCAATATTCTTAAATTTAAATCTTTTTAAAAATTTTTTTGCTTCAACAAACGATTTATAGTTAGTATTTAGTCTTTGCAATCCACCACTATTTAAAAAGACAGACCAATTTTCCCATTTATCTTTATATGGCCCAGGTAAGGCTTTTGGAATATCAGAGGGAAAATTCTTACTTTTAGTTAACTTTGACCAATCAGCAACTGTTTTTAATTTTTTTGATTGAGCATATTTTTTTGCTTTATCATAACTCCTATAATTAATTTTTCCTGAAGCTATAGTTCCTGTTCCAAGAAAATCACCCCAATCTGTCCAATCTTTTTGATAATAGACATTTGGATTAGTAGGAATATTAGAAGGTTTTTTATTTTTTCTATAATGCATCCATTCTTTAAGTGATTTAATTTTTTGTTTATGGACAAATTTTCTCGCATCATGAAAATTCAAAAAGTTTCTATTTTTTACACTTATAAAACGACCTTCAAAAAAATCTTCAAAACTTACAAATTCTTTATAAGCTCTATCTGGGTAAACTGGAATATTTAAGTTATAGTTTTTTTTTGCAAATTTTACCCATGTTCTAATTTGATCAATACTATGTTTCTTAGCTATTTTTTTTGCATCTGCATAGGAAACAAACATTTTGGATCTTGATTTTCCAATTGTAGCTTCGTAACCACAAAAGTCAGGTAACCCAATAAATTGATTGTAAATTTTACTTGGATTAGTTGGAATATCTTTGGGCTTTTTATCTGACTTACAAAATTTTTGCCAGTCTATAGCACTTCTTAATTTTAGTTTTCGAACATAATCCCTTGCTTCATTAAATGGTCTCCAATTCACTACTGCAACTTTATCCCAAACCTTTAATTGTATAGCTTTATTAAACTTTTCAGCTTCAACTTGATAAAGTTGATTTATTGATGTTAATCCTTCAACTGGTGAACCACCTTTAGGTTTTTTTCCATCTGAAATTGCTCTTAAATATTCAACAATTCTTTTATCTGATGAAGCTAAAGCTCTGACCGTTATGGATACATCATCAAATCCTTGAGCTTCTGCAGCAGTATCAAAATCTATTCCGTCTGGAATGAATATTGGAATTAATATGTAACCAAACTTTTTACCTTTTGATAAACGAAGTGCACGACCAGCAGCTTGAACAATATCAACCTTAGATCTTTTTGGATCTGTGAAACAAACACAATCAATTGCTGGTAAATCTACACCTTCAGTTAAACATCTAGCATTAGTCATTAAACCTTGTTCTTCTTCAAAAGATAACATTTCTAAAGCTCTATCAGATGTAGGCATATCTCCTCTAACATGGAATGTTTTTAGCTTTCCGTAAGTTGGATAAATCTTTGAGATTAGATCTTGTTGTTTTCTAAAGTTCTCTGCTCTTTTAATTGAACGGTGGAATGAAATAGCATTTTTAATTTTTAGTTTCTTAATTGCTTTTCTAAGTGCGATTGCTGTTGCAAGTTCTCTTGCTGTAATATCCTTAAGATCTTTTTTAACTTCCAAATACTTATTATCTTCAGCAATCTTCTCAATTTCTGGAGTAGTAATTCCAAAAGTTATGATCTTATAGTCAGATATAATTGGAGGGTTAGAATTAATGGCTTCTTTAAAACTTAGTTCATAAATTAAATTTCCATAATCTCTTGGATCATCCATAGACATATATTCATCACTATCACCTCTGAATAATCTTTCAGTTGCAGTCATGAATAATCTTTTATTTATTTTGATATTCTTTTGATGGAGTAGGTGAGCCATTGGTTTTTTACCTGAACCAACAGTTTTATGAGCTTCATCCATTATTCCTAGATCATAGGTAAAACCTTTTGATCCAATTGCAGTAGCTCTTCCAGATTGATAAGTGGTAAAGACAATCTTTAACTTCTTCGTTTTCTTCTTTAAAAAGTTTCTGATTACTCTTGGATCTGTATCAACTTTAATTCCAAGATCAGCTGAAAATGATACAAAGTCATCTTGTTCTTCTTTAACTGTATCGTCAGAGCAAACACATAACCAATCAGGTTCAATATTGTTTAACAAGAACTCTCTTGTCCAAACCTTTAAAGTTTGTTGTAACAAAGCAAGACTTGGAACAGCAACCAGAATTGACTTTGGTCTCATTTTTTCTGCTATCCAAAATGCAGTTAAGCTTTTCCCAGTACCACAAGGCATTATCATTTTGCCTCTTTCATGAGATTGAAAATATTCGATTGTTTTTGTTATAGCTTTTTCTTGATGAGGTCTTGGGCTAAGTTTTTTTGGTTTAACAATATTACCAACTGCTTTTTGTTTAATTTGTTCAAATAAATCACCATCATTTCTATCTAAATTTAACCACTCAGTTAATAAAATATAACCAACTTTTAAAAGTTTCTTTTTCTGTGGAGGTCTATTAACAGTTGCAGCAATTATTCCGTGAGAGATATTTTTACAAACTGTAAATGCAAGATTGTTAAAAGTAGCTAAATCTCCTTTGACCTTTAAAGTTTCTGTTTTATCTGAACGATATTTACATTGAATAGCCCAATACTCATTTTCAAAAGTCTCTGCAATTAAATCTATTCCCTCATCTGTATTAGGTAAATTGAGCTTTCTTTTAATATTAGTTGGAATTTCATTTAATAAATAAACCTTTTTTAATTTTGTTTTATATTCAGGAGATACTTCTAGAAATAATTTTGTTAGGTGCTCAAATACTGATCCTGCAAGTTTAGCTTTTTTTAAAGATATTAATTTTTTTAAAGTTCTATCTAAATCCTTAAAAGATTTGGATTGCTGTATTATTTTTCTTTCTTGCATACAAATGAATGAAATTATCATATCACAAAAAATGTATTAAAATGCAGTCTTTTAGTTTTTATGATCTGGTCTAGATTTAAGTCTATACGTTTTATTTTAAGCTAATGAGACTTTGAGAATATGAATATATTATTAGTCTCATAGTTTTATGAGCATAGGTCGAGACTGTTTGAGACTATTGTGTGCAAAAATTCTAGCGTTTTTTCACTACCTTTTCACTTATCCCTGAGCCCTGATTGTTAAAAAACTGAGTCAATTTGACATTTTAATTTCAATAATCTTAGTGAATTAATTCTTGATCAGGAGTCATTGATCGAGTAAAAGGGAATTTAACAGTAGTTCTTTGCTATCGTTGATTGACCGATCTAAAATAAATTTCAATCATATCCATTAAACATTAATCGAGAAACAGGAAACTAAAATGTGCGATATGATTAGATTGGTTTTTACGCACTCATTATTATATAAGCAGCATATCTAATCATAGTTATTAACAATAAGCCCTTGTTAGTTCGCACTCTAATGAGGGCTTTTTTATTTGGAGTAAATTATGATTAGAAAAAAATATATACCACTTATAGATCCACTGGATAATCCTTTTGCACCTTTTGGTGTGGGTTGCAGTAACGACCCTTCAACATGTCAAAATCAATTTCTTTGTATATGTGAAGAACAACAAGAACAGTCAACAGACTTAATTAAAAATAATTCAAAAAAGGGGATCAAAGATGAAAATATTTAATGCAATAGATAAACGTTTAGAGGGACGAGGTGATAACAAAGAAGCACAGGGTATTATGCAATTAGCAAAAGATGAAGCTGACTTAATATTCGATTTTGAGAGCGCTCTTACAGATAAAATCATAAGAGATTTTGAACTAGAACGAAGCTCTGGTCAGTCGTTTTCTGATTGGTTGAAATCAAAAGATAAAGAATACTTTTTAAATATTCCCTTAGAGTTAGCTAATGGTGGAAAAGTGATCATGTTATCTGACTATCTTAAGCAAAAAGAAAAACCAAAAATAAAACAGATTAATTTAGCTCAAGGTGACTTTGAAAAAACTGTAGCCAGTTTATCTGATGCAGACAAAGAAGTTATCAAACATTTATTAAAATCGTCTGGAATAAAGGTAGGTGATTAAGAAATGATTACACGTGAAAGAATAGAAACATTGAAAAGTTGGGGCATGAACTTAATGCCTGCAAAAGATAAAAAACCCTTAGAAAAAGATTATAAGTGGTATGCAAATTGGACAACAGAAGAGTTGTTGTCAGCTAAACGTATAGCTTTATTGCATAGACCCCAAAAATATGGAGGAGAGGGTAAAAACTTTTTAACAATAGATTTTGATGATCCTGAGTTTGTTGCAAGTAGTTTTTCTTCTCTGTTCCCTGCTACATTTTCAATTGGTAAAACAGACAGCAAAGGCAGTATTAGGACAACGCATAAAGAATATATAATTGATCCTGAGGATAGACCAAATAAGCTTCCATCTTACAAAGATAGTATTGAAGTTTTAGGCTCAACCTGTTCAATAATTCTTGGAGAAGGAAGAGATATCACTTTAGATTTACCTCCTAAAAAATTAAATAAAACTGAAATCGAATATGTTTTACAGCTCGTTAAAGTTATTAATTTTTTACAGCATGTTGTTAAAAATTTTCCCAAAAAAGGGAATAGAGATGAATACTTTTTAAGACTCACAGGAGCTCTTACTTACACTGATCTAACAACTGATTTTAAAGAAAAGATAATTGAAAAAATTTGCGATATCGTTGGAGATGAGGAAGTAAGAAAAAGAGTTAAAAAAGTTTCCTATCAAGAAAGACAATTGAAAAATGGAGAAAATATAGCTGGCATTAAATCATTGTGCCAGATCACAGGATTAGACTCTACAAGTGATTTAGCAAAAGCGTACGATGAATTAAAACCAGATAAGGAACAAGAAAAAACAAAGCCCCAAGGATTAACCACCTTAACTTTGGATGAATTTATTGAGAGGAACTATCCTCCAATTAAATATTACATGTATCCAATTTTGAGTGATGAATGTTTAGGAATGATATTTGCACTTCCTGGTGTAGGAAAAAGTTTGTTTGCAATGGAATTAGCCTGGAGGTGTAGTCAAGGTTTAGATTTTATGGATTTTAAATTCACCGAAGGAGTAGAAGCTCCTCCAGTGCTTTATGTTGAAGGTGAAATGTCAGCAAGACAAATTCAAGATCGTTTAACTATGATGATCGATAGAGATACCAATCAAATAAAAGATATAAAAAATTTTTATATTGCTGTTCTAAAGGAGCAACCAAAACAAACATTCCAAAAACTCAAAACTCCTGAAGGAAGATTAAACGTAGAGCTTAAAGCTGATGAGATTTATAAAACTACAGGTAAAAAACCTATTATCTTTTTAGATAACGTTAGATTTCTAATGGGAAATTTTAATGAAAAAGAGGGCCAAGATTGGATTGATTTTGTTTTATGGTTAGCAACTTTAAGAGCTAAAGGTTATTCAACTTATTTTTTGCACCACGCAGTTAACACAGGTGAAAAGGCTAGTGGCAGTGGTTATCAAGACAGTAATTTAGATGTTAACATTAAACTTTCAAAACCAGATGATAATTCAAAGACGGATCATGATGAAGATCATTTCACTCAAATACAATTTGAATTTAAAAAAATGAGAGAAAACGTTATAGGCCAAATGAAACCATTTATAATGGTTGTTAACAAAGATAATGGTCAATGGTCAAAGTTTCCTGTTTTAAATAAAACAGAGAGAAAAATCAAAGAACTACTAGATAGCGGTCAAGAAGCTAAAGACATCATCAACCCTAATGTTGAAGGAATGTCTAAGGCTAATGTTCATAAAGTCATCAATAAATTAAAAGGAGAAAAACAAGATGAAGTTAATAGACAAACCACTAACGGACAAACAAAAGAAATTTGCTGAGATTTATTGTAGTTCAAAAGGAATCTTGAGTAATCAAGAATGTGCAATTGAGGCCGGGTATTCAAAAGACTCAGCCTATGCAAGAGCACATGAATTGTTAAATCCCAAAATATGTCCTCATGTTGTTAAGTACATAAAAGAAATTCAAATTGATTTTCAAA